CGCGGGCCTGCGGCTTGCCATCCTCGCCGGGCTGGGTCGGCTGCTGCGTCTGCACCCCCGGCGGGTGCACGACGACAGCCTGGTTCAGGTCGTTGCCGAGATCCCCGGACGCGCCGCCGGGAGCGGTCATCGCGTGCTCCTGCGACCACACCTGGTTCCCGGCGTGCTGCGACGTGGGCACCAGCGCGGACACCGGGTCGCCGGGCAGCAGCCCGGACAGGTCTTCCACGGCTCAGCCCCGGACTGCCCGGCCGCCGCGCATGACCCGGCCGCCGCCCGGCTGGAACCGGCTGGAACCGGCCTCCGGCTCGTTGCCCTTGAGGCCGGGGAGCTGCGGCCCGCCGGAGGCGTAGCCGTCGTCGTTGGCCTGGGTCCAGTCCTGCGGGCCGCCCACGCTGTCGCTGACGGTGATGTTCTCGTAGGTCAGGACCCCGGACCCGGGCCTGGTGAACTCCACCGAGTCCGGGCCGCCGCCGGAGGTGGGCGTGGTGCCCTGGCTGCCGGGGGCGCCGGTCTGGGTGATCTCCGACTCGCTGATCCCGGTCAGGCCGTCCTGGGTCTGGCCGGGCTCGTTGGTCGGGTCGGGCGTCCCGGATGCGCCGGCCGTGCCGGGGGCTCCGGTGCCGTCCGGGAGCGTGCCGCCGAAGATGCCGTGATCGGAGCCGGGCGGGTACTGGCCGGGCTCCAGGGTCGGGTCGCCGCCGCTGCCCCGGCCCGAGACCCTGGTCGAGCCGGCGGTCTGCTTGCGGTTGTCGTAGCCGGGGTAACTGTCGGCCATCAGGACTCCTCTGGGTTGGCTCCCGGCTCCTGACGGCCTCGGGCTGTTCAGTTGCTACCCAGCATAACTGCCGGGACTCACGTCAGCGCTTACCTGGCGCCGGCCTTCTCCGCTGGCGGCTCTCCCCCGGCCGGGTCGGATTCGGCCGGCACGGGCCGTACCTCAGCCTCGGCATCCGCCTGGGACGCCGGGCGGATGCCCTCGCCCTGGACCGGCTTGCCCGGGTTGCCGGGCACCTCCGACCCGGGGGCGCCCATGATCCCGGCCTTCGCGTACGCCTTCGCGCTGGCGGCGTCGGCGGCCCGCAGCGACGGGTCGGGCTCCTCCGCGCCGTCCCGGGCGCCCGCCTCGGCTTCGACCTGAGTGGGGGGCCTCGGGTCGGTGAAGTCCCGCTCCCCGGCCTCGGCCGCCCCGGTCTCGTCAGCCTTGGCCTCGTCATCCTTGCTCATGGTGCTTCCCTTCCTGGACCGGTCAGAGCCGGCCCCCGTAACGGCTCATCAGGTCGGCCTTGGTCATGGCGGTGGCCTCGGCCGGGTCGGCAGCGTGCGCCTGGATGGCGTAGTCGATCCAGGCTTGCTTGGGCGCGGACGGGGGCGGGGCGACGGCCGGCTGGACGGCATCCGGCTCGGCTGGCGGGTCGGCCGAAGCGTCACCGGTCACCACGGGCTCGGCCACGGTCTCGGCTACGGGCCAGGGCTCGGCCAGCGTGCCCGGCGGCACCTCGTCTACGGGCTCCGGGTCCGGCACAGGGTCCGGATCGGGCTCGGGGTCTGCCGCCCCGGCCTCCACGGCGTTCTGGCCCAGGATCAGGTCGTCGGCCTCCCAGCCCGGGACGTCGATCTCTCCTCCGGCGGGCGGCCACCTGCGGCCGTCGTGCCGCTCCCCGGACACGCCGATCAGCATCCGGACCTTGCGCGTTCCAGCCACTTCCCTGCTCCTGCCTGGAGACTGGCCCCCGGCCCGCGCCAGCTCACCGCAGCGGCGCGGGCCGGGAACTCCGACTACGTTGCGGCGCCGACGTAGACCTTGATCGCGCCGGTACGGTCGACCAGGGTTCCGTCGCCGCGCAGGATCGCGCGGAACGTCACGAGGTCAGAACCGAACGCGAAGTCGTCAGACCTCTCGAACCGGACCCCGCCCACCAGGCGGACGAAGTATTGCGAGAAGTCACCGAAGGCGATCGACTTCGCAGAGGTGGCCTGAGCTGGCATGAAGGGATCGGCAACGAGCGGCTTGCCGAGCAGGAGGTCCGGCGAGCCGAGCACGGCCGAGGGCTCCCAGATCGGGCGTCCTACGGTGTCCGTGATCTTCCTGAACCCGCCGATGGTCTTGTCCGCTGCGAGCCAGTAGCAGGAGCGTGACTGCCTGTAGGGCGCGATCACGCTGTACTCCAGGTCCACCAGGTTCGCGTAGCTGGGAGCACCGGAGACGCCGGTCACCGCGCCGGTCACGCCGGTCGTGGCGGTGGTGACGATCCCGGACGGCTGGTTGGTGCCGGTGCCGTTCACGAGGTCGTTCCCGAATGCGTTGCCGAGCGCGCGGCCGGCCTGCATGGCGAGGTAGCCGAGCAGGTCGACAGCGGTGTCGTCAATCAGCTCCCGGGCGACCTGGAGCATGATCCCGTACTTCCACGCAGACAGCGGCTGCATCGAGAACGCGGGGTCCGAGGTGGCCAGGTTGCCGGCCTGGGCCGCCGACGCCGCCGTGGAGTGCGCGGTCGTCTTCGGCACCTGGAGCGTTTCGCCGCCCCCGGTGTTGAGGACGGTGGGTCCGCACTGCATGACACCCGAAACTTCGATCAGGTGCGCGATGAGCATGTCGTAGAAATCCGTAGGAATGATCGAAGATGCGTTGGTACCCTGCGCACCTGTCGTCAGAACACGGTAGTTGATCGGGCCGAGAGCCGGGTCCCTGCGGACCTCCAGGTGACGCGGAGCGCCCTCCTCGCCCCTAGCCCACTTGCGGACCTCCTCCAGCATCTTCCGCCCGCCGGCGGTGCGCTGGGCCTGGCCCTGCTCGGGCTTCTTGCCGGAGAGCGCGTCGAACGCCTCGTCGGCTTCCTTCTGCCGCCTCTCCGTGTCCAGGACCGCGCGGATGCGCGTGTCCATCTTGCCCATCTCCTCCTGGTGGGCGTCCCAGCGGCCCTGCTCCTCATCGGTGAGGGCTCGGTTCTCCTCGGCGGCCGTCTCCGCGATGGCCTTCGCCTCGTTCCAGATGTTCATCCGGCGGTCGCGGAGCCTCTTTGCGACTTCTGATGCCATGGTGATCTCCATTTCTGTGATGGCATCTGCACCGGCTCCGTCCGTTCACCTGAGAGGGTGGCTACGGCCACGGCAAGTTTTCTTTTTTCGGTCCTGAGCTGGCTAGTCTTCGCTCGCCCAGGGGTCTTCCATGTTGTTCTGGAGGGACAGGAGCGCCTGCGCGCCGGTCATCGCGGCCCGGGGCTTGGCCCGCGTGGGCGCCTGCGGGATCTTCCGCTGGCCGTTGTCGGAGCGCTTGAAGAACTCCACGCCGCGCCCGGACTGGAGCATCGAGCGGACCTCATCGGGGTCGCCCTGCACCCAGGTGGCCAGCGATTCGATGGCCCCGTTGAGCGCGCGGGCGCCGGACGTCGCATCCGGGTACGCCGGGTCGAGAACCGGCGCCACGTCCACGAGCTGGACGTCCAGCAGGGTCCGCATCGGGTAGTTGAACTCGCTCAGGCCCCACTCGTCGCCGCCGGGGTAGACGCGGAAGGCGAACGAGCTGTGCCGGACGTCGCCCCGGGTCACGTACTCCAGCACGTCGGCCCGCGCGTTCGGGGGCTGCACCTCGTAGACCAGGCCGGTCTCGTCGGTAGCCAGCCGGAGCGTCCGGGCGTGCGTGGTGCCGAGCAGCCAGTCGTCCTTGTGGTTGTACCTGCACACCACGTCCGGCCAGCCATCGGCCTTGGCCGAGTTGAATGCCGACCGGTTGACCTGCTCCACGAACCCGCCCAGCTTCCGCGACAGCTTCTCGTAGCAGGCCGCGTAGCCGTAGATCAGCGACGGGCCGTGCTCCTGGGTGCGGATCTCGGGCGGGAACCGGGTGAACCGGCGCTCCGGCCAGCCCTCCAGGTTCACCTCCATGCCGAGCGCGGCCCGCTGGTCCCCGGTCACGTTGATCTTGAACTTGCGGGCCGCCTGGAGGATCTTGGGCATGGCCGACTTGCCGTGCGGGCTGTCCGGTGCCCGTGACAGGGCGTTCCGGGTGTGTGCCTGGTCGTGAACAGGAAAGTGACGCTTGCCTCTCGGCGTCGTCTTGCCCATCTGGTCCTTGGTGCCGCCCGGCTCGATATATGCGAACGCACTATCGGGCAGATCGTTGATGGCGGCAGTGGTTAGTTCAGCCATCTGAATTTGCCTTCCCTATCTGCTGCTGACCCATCATTGATCAGCCCCGTTACTGCCGTTGACACCGCTCAGCACCACCGTCCTGGGCGCCGGTATCCACGCGCCCACGAACTCAGGCTCGTCACGCCGGCCGCCGATGCGGCCCCAGGAGCCATGGCCGCGATCGTGCTTGCCGGGGGCGAACCGTCCGTACTCCCTGGCGAGATCCTGGACGGCGTGCTCGGGGAGCATGATGCCGAGCCGCCCGAAAGCCTCAGCTATATCACGCACGTCACGCAGGTCAGCGCCGCCGCGCCAGCCGTTACCGCCTCGCTGCTGCCCGACGATCGTGCCAAGCTCCTGGGCCGGGGTGGTCGTCACCGGGGGCACGCCCGGCATGTCCGGCGCGACCAGGCCCTCCTTCTGCATCTTCTCCAGCCGGTCGGCGGCCAGGTCCATCTCCAGCGTGATCGAGTCCAGCATCGAGTTCGGGATGGCGCGGATCGACCGGGACATGGCGACCATGACCTCCAGCGGGATGTTCTCCCCGCCGGCCTTGCCCGGCAGCGGCGGCAGGTCTTCCAGGTCGCGCAGCTCGTCGGTGCTGCGCAGGCCGATGGCACGCTGCTGGGCGTAGATCTCGGTGCGGGTCTTGAGATCGGTCTTGAGCATGGCATCGGCATCGAACCGGCAGTACCGGTTGGCGGGGAGGATCTTGAAGAAGGCGTGCTCCAGCCGGACCAGCCACGGCCGGAGCGCTTCGATGATCTGGAGGGTGGACTGCTCCACGTTCGAGTACGTGAGCGAGTCGCCCCGGCTCCCGCCGATCCGCTCGGCCGGGAGCCCGAGGACGGCGGCCACCTGCGAGG